AACCGTCATTGTAAGGACTGCCAATTTCGGTCATAGACATACGTATGGCATGATCGGCCATGTCAAGATAGGGTTTACGAAATCCCATGCCTAGTCATGCAACATGTAATCGGGTTTCTTTTCCACATGTATGGCTGTACTGAATGTTTGATCGTTTGGCATCTCTTCGCTGTCCGAAACCAATAAGATATCTTTGGGATCAATTTTGCGTATGGTACGTTTGCCAGATTCGTCTTCGATATCCAGACCGCGAGTCCAACGCCCGTGATCCACGCAGATCCATTGACCCACAGTGACATCATGCTGATCAGGCCCTACAGCATACACACGACCCCAACGAGGACGTATGCCGGTGCTTTTTCCATTGTCATTGAGCAGGATCAGACCGCCTGTGCTGAGTCTGACATCAAAGCTCATGTCAGTGATAATCACATCTTTTTTGATAGCACGGATCTGATGTTTTTTTAACTGATGAGGAGCGAAAGCCGGTTTGGTCATTTCTTACCAGCCTTAGCTAGAGCTGATGCCAGTCCACCCGTTGTGGAAGGCGCCACTGGTTTCTCCGTGGGTGTGTCTAACACTGTTTCCACGACTTCCTGAACCCGGGGTTCTCTGGCAGCCTTGGCTTCACGAGTGCTGGTGTGCAAAGGACGATCCTGCACATTGGTACGAGTTTGGCGATTGTATTGACGTTGTACCTGTCGATTTTTTTGGTCGATCACTCGATCGGCACTGTCCAACACATCACCGCGTGCATTCACACCCATGTTGCCCACAGCTCGAACATGTTCGTTCTGCAACATCAGACTGCCCATGTCCACGGTTTTGCCCATGGCTGATTTGTAGATTTTTTTACTCATATGATTCCTTTATGATGTAGGTGTATTTAACGCAGGAATTCCTGGGGGTCTAAATCATAGTACATGCTGTCAATTCTATGCACACCCAATTTATACAACACATAACTGGCCACACTACTTCCGCGACCCACTCCCCAGATAATACGGTTGTCCTGCATGACCGCTACCAGATACGTGAGATAACGCAGGAGATCAAACAGATTTCGTTCTTGATACAACAAAAGTTCGGTTCCACAGCGTTGTAATTCTGCTTCATTGTTGCACAGACTCAGCACATGGGCCGCAATATCCATATTTTTGTATTCTTCTGGCATGTGCCAATTGCTTTGTTGACGGTTGTGCCATTCAGCCACAGTTGTGTCAGAGTCATGATCAGGTTGCATGAATTGCGGAAAATCATCAAACAGTTCATGAGGCTTTTCTACCTGCACTGTGTCGTCGACCAGCATGCCATTCAAAGTCATCGGATCACGTCCTTGCATGATCAAATTGCAGATGTCTGCCTCTGAAAAAATCAACTCACCAAATTTATTTTGTTTCATCTTGTTTGAAGTTGGCAAATACCACAGTGTTGTTATCAGTTACCACATTGGCTTGATCGGGCCAAGCCAGATCCAGTTCACGCCAGGCACCAGCTCTGTGCATGGCCACGACCTTGTCTGAATCAATCAAGCTGAGATCACAGTGGATCAGATCAGCATTGTGCCACCAGCCCGGTCCTGAAAATGGTCCTAGGCTTTCATCAGCAGCATGTAGATAAACCATGTTTTCTCCTAGGTCACTGCTGATTTTAAACTCATTGATGATTATGGACTCTTCCATGATGGCATTGAGCTTGGCGTATAATATGATACCTATGAGCTGATCAACTGGATCAGCTGGCAAAGTTGTTATTTTTAATCCAGCGGCAATCAGCAATCGGCACTGTTCTTCATGTTGCCGATTCACAAATATGGTGTTGGATATTTCTGAATACACAAAATATTTCAATCGCTCGTAGGCAATATTCTGTGTGTCTGGGTCTGATGAGTTGGTGACCATGTACAGTTTGATCAGATACCGATTCATCAGCATCTGCTCTTCCCAATAAACCCCGGCAGTGAAAGCCATGTTGTATTCTAATCTAACATTCATGAAATGTCAATCACATCATCAAAAGGTGTACCCGGATCCTTGCGTGTTTTTTCGTTGAATTGATTCTGATAACTTTCCAAGGCCATGCGTATTTGATCACACATGTGACCGTTGCCACTTCTAGCGGCTATGGCCAATTTTTTATGCAGTTCTGAAATTTTGTCCAAAAGTTCTTGATTCGAAAGCTCATTCAGATTTTTTATCAACGGATGTTCCATGTGTTAATTTTACAACAATCAACGCATGAAGTCAATGACTTTGGTTAGGCAAATGTCACGCCGTTGTTGCCGATACAGAACCATTTGTCGTTGACATATTGCAGGGTGCAGGCCTGCCCAATAGCAGAAAAGGTCATGGTTCCAGTGCCGGAAGTCTTCCATCCAGCATTGGTCACAGTGATGACCATGTCGCCACCATCTGCAAACATGGCAAACACTTTGATCTGTCCGGCTACGCCGGCTGCCAAGGTAGCTGTTTCTGCAGCAACGGTAGTAAAGTAGCTGGTAGTGAATGCCAAACTGGCTGCTGTAGCAGTGGCCAAATCTTCACTGGTGGCATTGAACGGTTGGATACGCTTGTTGGTCTCATTGACTGTGATAGTGGCGCCGCCATTGCTGGTGATAAACTCAAAGCCATAAGTGCCCGTGGCCGCAAAAGAAATCACGTTGGCAGCAAGGCCTTGAATACCAGTATTGTTGACCGATACTGCGGCCGGCAAAGTCAGGGTGTGTGCTGTGCTTGAGACTGTGACTTGAACAGTCACAGTGCCGGCTACGCCAGCAGCTGGAAAGTTTGAGAATGCCAGACTGATAGAGCCATTGGTAGACACAGTTTGATAACTGCCAGCGGCGTAGTTGACGGTAACAGTGCCACTGAGTGTGCCAAGATTTACAAGAGTTTCACTCATGTCTTGCAACTGAGCATTGCTCAGGATTGACCCATTCATGTTGTTGTCTAGTATGGTGCCAGTCAGGGCTGTTTTAAAAATAGCTTTGTTTTGCAGTTCTGTTATTTCTTCGGCTGCAAATTCAAAGTTGGTTTTGGTGTTGGTGAAATTGTCACGAAAACCTTGTGAATTGTTGTCCTGTCCGGCAATTGGGTATGTGCCGTCAATGTTGTTGGGGTTAATTGCGCTGGTCATAATTTATCCTGGTTTACTGATGTTATTTATCACGAAATATCAGCTGGCTAACATTGTTGCTAGGCAAAAGTTATTGTGAGCCCGGTGCCGCTAATAGTCAGTCCACTGCCACTTAGGCCCTCTATTGGCTCTGGAAAAGCAAACCCATTGTATGCCACTTTTCTTGTGCCACCCATTAGGCTGTTTAGATCAGACCAATCCGCGCTGGTAGCAGTGGCCGGGTCGGGTCCTTGATAAAAGGTCGTATCGGATTGCTCGGTCAAGCCCTGCAACCAAGTTCTGACATCAGCCCATCCCCAACTTCTATTGTATTCTAGTACTGTGGCTATGAGTCCTGCGGCCACTGGGCAGGCCGCACTGGTGCCGCTGAATCCGCAATCAAATGAAGCAATTGCCCCGGTGTATGTGTCGTATCTTGCATATTCTGGACTGTAACTTTGATTTGACGTCAGGGTACCATCAGCTGGCAAATATGCATCAATCTGATCACCCATGTCACTGTAGTTGACTTTGCGTTCTAATCCGCCGCCTGTGAAAGTGTCATCCAACGCACCAATGTTGATGGCTGGATAAACAATGTTGCCACCACCGTCGGTGTATTTGCCCAGTTGTTGTGGAAATCCTCTACGATTGATGGTGTTGTAACAGGTAGATCCAAATTCACTGTGTGTGGCACTGGCCAGGGGAGTGGCCGCCGAACTGGACCAGTAATTGTTGAAATTTGCATTGGAAGAACTGACCTGTTGTTGGTTGCTGTTGCCTGCGGCCACTACAAAAATCACGCCGCTGGCTATGAGTTCATCGCCAGCTGTGGTCAGGTTGTTGGGCACCATTTCGCCTTTGGCTCTATTACCATCTCCGGCTGAACCCAGGTATGCCATGAACGCGGGTTTGGTTCCGGAATATGCTATACCACCGCTGCCAGACGTTCCTTGTCGGAAATAATAATAACCTGTGCTGGTAATAGTGGCTCTGAATCCCCAACTGTTGGAGCTGACAGTAGGATCTCGGGTGCCGTACAAGGGATTGACGGGTTTGTTCTCATGGAATATTTTGACCACATCAAAGTAAAGATCCACGTTGAGTCCAAATCCATAGGAGCCGTAGGCATCAATCACCCACTTGTTGGCATTGTAGGCCCAGCCATAAGTTCTGCCATAGGTCAGGCCCGAGCAGGCTGTGCCGTGCTGACCTTCTGCGCCCGGTGTCTCTGCTGTGTTTGTTCCGTTGCAGTTGGCCCTGGTGTAGGTGCCAGGAATGGTCACGGTGCCGGCTCCAGCAAATTCGGCTGATCTCTGGGCGGAATTTGACCACCATGTGCGTGCTATGGATTCCACCGGCACAGTGGTACCATCCCAACGAGTGGTCAATCTAGTGGCTGGATCAGCGTTGAACCATGCAGGATCTATGTAGTAAGGACCTTCCAAGACCACGTCAAGCAAGTCACAGGTACCGTTGCCGGGCAATAGATTACCGCCAACATAGCCTGCAGGTAATTCAACACCACCGGTGGGATTGTTTTGAAATTCCACGTGTCCAAACCAGCATCCTTCGTCACCCACTATCACATCTATGTTGCGACCACCGGTATTGTTGCCAATGGGTATGGCACTGTTGATTACTGTGCTGGTGCTTTGCCCAAACCAAGGATTGCTGTACTGGGCAGTGCGCAACAATTGATATCCGGCTCGATTGGCATCGGTGGAGTTGGGTGTGACTGGCAATAGCCCTGAAAAATTACTGTAGTTTTTTACTGTTGAAGTGTATCTGGTATTGGAGTGTAGTTCATCGGGCCTGGGAGGATATAGGTCTGGATATTGAGATTTATCCAGATCCACAAACTTGACGTCAGGACAGGCGCTGACCAGAAGTGCTTCTTCGTCAGTCAGCAGATACACCGCTCGTGTGGGACTGTGTTCTTTTAGATCAGTACATTCAACAGATCTAGCAGGAATGTTATCATCCAAGGTGCCATCTTGTGTGAGAGCCTCATGCACATGGTCCCAGACTTGCGGCTCAGTGACTCCAACTACATAATATCGTTTTTCACTCATGAATGTTATTTAAATTAAATTACCCCAAGCCCCTGCCTCATACCCCTGGAATTTGTTTACTGTAGAGTTATAAACCATAGATCCATTGATTGCAGTCAAGTTCGCAATCTGTCCTGATGTCAAACTTGGCAATCTAAATAACCCACCACCGGTTACCTCTACAAATGTAGGTGATGATACCACTAAATTTCCAGTGGAAAAAATAGTAGGGGTGCCTGCTCCACTACCAACAAGATTGCCAACAAGATTGCCGGCAGTGACATTGCCAGATGTACTCAAACTAGTCAAAGTACCAACCGAGGTCAAACTACTAGTTGTAACGTTGGAACTCAAGGTGTTTCCAGTCAACAAGGCTGCGTCACTGCTGCCTGCTCCAGTGGCACCTTGTGGTCCAGTGGCTCCTGTACCGCTGGGACCTTGTGGTCCTTGTGGTCCTGTGGCGCCAGCACTGCCGGCTCCGCCGCTGATACCAGTTAACAATGCACCATTGCCTAAGATATAACTGCCAGTGATATTGCCCACCACTGACAATGCAGTCAAGGTGCCCAGTGTGGTTATATTTGCTTGCACATTGTCGGTCACAGTTTCGGCTGCGACTGCCAGAGTTGCTGTGGTGGCTGTGCCTGCAGCTGTGGCATAAGCAGGCACTGCATTGGCCAAGGTAGAAAAATTGGCATCTAGCTCGGCTAAAGGTATATTGCCAGTTTGGTTTGCAAAGGTATATGGAACCGCGGTCATTTATTATCCTAAAATTGTTCGTTTGGGAAACACAAGATATTTATCGTATGCTTGGCTGTTGCTGTACATGTCCACCGGGACAATAAACTGCATACTGCCACCATCAAAGGTAGTGGGTGAGCTAGACAAAATATTATACCATTCAACATTCAGATTTAAATTGTTTTGCCAGTTGACCAAATTTAAAAAACTGTTGGTCCAAGCACTGATCACATTGCTTGTTATATCAAATGTGGTGTCTGTAGGCGGTGTTGGGTCCCACTCTTGTGTGGCTGTATCCCAGTGTAGGGTCAACAAGGAATCTAGTTCGTAGCGATCTACCTTGAAATCAACCAGATTCAGTTGATCGCCAAAACGTGTGCGTATGTTGTAGGCGATCTGTTCGCCCCTACCGGGTTTGGCATAGGCTATGACCCAGGCCGGTGTGAATCCCAGTACTCGTCCATTGGCCTGTTTGCTCAGCATCCACAGTGGCAACACATTGCCCACCTGGCCCACAGTGTCTATGACTTGATCACGCATGTTGATCAAGCTGTTGGGATATACTACAGAAATTTCAGTGCTGTCAGTTTCAGGGATAGGAAATGCCAGATTAACCTGTTTGCTGACACTTTGTCCAGCATCGTTCAAAAGGTTGTCCTTGACATTGCTGTAAACCACTTCATAGATCACTTCACCTGCGGCATTTCTTGCCTGGGCCACTTGTATGTTGCCCAAGACCAAGTTTTTCCTATAGTGATTTAGATACAGGCTGCTGTAGTAATCCTCCAAGGTGGCCGGAGTAAGTCCAAATGCATGCATGTATATTACCCGGCGGGCCACTCCAAAATTCAAATCGGTGGGCCGGTAGATCAAATCTGGCGGAAACACATCGCTGCTTTGTAACAGAGAATTGATCAAGGCACGATCATCTTCGGGCGGCATGGCCTGTACATATAAATTGTTGTAAGGAATTTGATATTCACGTATCACTGTGATAGTGAATGTTCGGGTCACATTTACCACACCATTCAAACTGGTAACTTGAACCACAAAACTAAACACCAGGTCAAACGTGGTGGGCTGGCTAAGGCCATTTTGTGGAGTAACATCAAAAGTGGTAGTTCCATTGTCCAAGGCAAAGGTATTAAAACTACAACGCCCGGCGATATCTCCCGAAGGCAACAGTTGTAGACCCTGTGGTAGGCTGCTGGCACTGCCACTGAGCAATTGATATTGTAGGGCAAGTCCACCACGACTCACTGCCTGCACATACAAGGTACTGGTGGCACCGTTGACTATGGTACCCAGGTTGCTGGGAGTCAGCCAGCGTATTTCCCCATTGATATCTCCGGTCACAGTCAACGAATATGCATAAGGTTCGCTGATGTAGATAGGATCATCCAGTTTGTACACTTCAATCTGGAATTCATAAACAATTTCGGTCAGGCCTAGATCAGGAATATATCCATACAACCATCCAGATTCTAGATCCAGGGTCAAGCCAGGAACTTCGTCGCTGCTGAGCACCAAAATATAACCAATTGCATCTCCGTCGAGATCTATACCGTCAAACCGGAAAGCAAAAAAGTTGTTGTTTTGCACAGTGCCAATGCTGCCTTGTGGCGTCAGCAGGATTGGTGTACGCACAGGAGTCACATCTGCTGTGACAAAGGTATTGTCACTGGTCAGATTGGTATTGTCCGCAGTCATGGTGTTGCGATTGTAAACCACGATATCGAATGTGCGTAGGTCGCTGTTGGTACCGTCGGTGATCTCTAAAACAAATTCATAAGTGAAATTGACTGAAGCATCAGTCGAGCTGTCGGGTGCTATGAATCCTGAGATCAGGCCTGACGTGCTCAGGGTCAGGCCCGGCGGCAGTTGCCCAGCGATCAGTCGTATCACGATGATTTCATCTGGATCCTCATCGGTATAGTTGATCTGCACACCCAGCACCTGGCTGCCATCAAAGTATGTGGCAATGGTGCCGGCCGCAGTGGTAAATTTAGGGGCATCTGGGCCAGTGACTGTGATGGTAAAAGTACGATCGGCCAGGCGATCGACCACTTGTTGACCACTAACAGTTTTTTTGGTATAAGCTCGCACTGCAAATTTACTGGTCACATCGCGATTGACTTCGAGCGGCACACCTTGTACATTGGCAATAGCACCAGGAACTCCAGCTATCAGGCCTGTGGCTTCACACTGTATACCCGGTGGCAAGGTACCGGCTATGAGTTCATAGTAAACAGTTTCGCCCAGCTCCGGCTCGTAGGCCAGGAGAGAAATTTGATAGAACAACCCTTCGGCTATGGTTCCGAGACTACCGGGCGGAGTTATCCAAACTGGCTGTGCCATGATGGGTTACCAGGTTGAGACTGGAACACGGCGCCAAATTTCAGTTGATCCATCGTATTCAGCAATGCAGATATAAAAGTAACTGATGTCATAGGCATACATGCCGGCTTCGTCACCAATTTCTCCCACAGCCAACAGAGGTGGATTGATCTGTACTCGGCTGTAAAGTTGACTAAAATTGTTATTACACTTGATAAAAGCAGTCCGAATAGGATCGCCGGCTCCGTCATTGGGAGTAGCGCCTACAGTGATAATTTGTTGAGCCATAGATTAAGTTCCTCTGCTGGTATTTAGCAGATTTACTAGTCTATGTTAAACAGGAATTAGGTAGGACTAAAGCTAGATCCGCATCCGCAGGTGGTCACTGCTGTGGGATTTTTGATGGTAAAACTGGAGCCGTAAACATCGTCTTTGTAGTCTACTTCAGCGCCTTGAAGATAACCGCCGCTCATGCTGTCAACCAGCACTTGAACTCCATCATAGTCTAGATCCCAGTCATCTTCGTTTTTTACTTCATCCAGGGTGAATCCGTAGCTCATGCCCGAGCATCCACCGCCCTGTACAAACACCCGTAGTTTGAGTGCTGGATTGTTTTCTTCAGCAATGATGTCTTTGATTTTGGCCACTGCGTTTTCTGTTATTGTGATCATAGTCGCTCGTTGCAAACTTCCCAATCAATTATTTTCCAAATGTTGTCTAGATAGCGTTCTTTGTCCCATTGGTAGTCTGTGGCCCACACATGTTCCCACCAGTCCACTAAAACACAGATATCTGTACGCACCTGATGGTTGGGTATGGTCTTTATTGTGCCCGCAGTGCTTAGATATACCCAGCCTGAACCTTGGATTTTCATGGCTGTTTCTTTGAACGCCTGTTTGAAATCTTCATAGGTTTTGAAGTTTGCTTCTATGAGCTCTAGCACAGCACCACGCGGACGGTTGGCACCCTTGGGCGGTCGCAGTTGTGGGAAAAACTTGTTGTGCAAGAAACTGCCTGCACGATTGAAATTGGCGTTGCCTTCGCCGGCATTGTAGCGTTTGGCATAGCCTCGGGCTAGATGTCCGTAATGATATTCGATACTTTCTTTGCTCAGTACTGGATCAAGATCCTGTTCGCCGTAGGGCAAGGGCGTGGTTTCCAGCTTGGCTGGTCTGGTGCTGGCTTCTAATAGATCCAGATCGTAACGTATAAGATGTTGCATATGGATATTTATCTTCGGCGAGTAATGCGACCGCGGGTCAAATCGTATGGGCTGAATTCTAGCTCGACTACATCACCGCCTAGAACCTTGATGTTGTTCATACGCATTCTACCATTCAAGCTGGCCAGGACAGGTCTTTCAAAATTTTCAATTTTAACTCTATAGGTGGTGTTGGGCAAAACTTCTTGTACGACACCTTCCATTTTTATAGTTTCTTCTTTGCTCATTGATATTACTTATGATTATCTACGCATAGAACTAATATCTTTGGCTTCTTGATCTGAAAAAACTGGCACAGCATTTGACTTGTGCATGGTACCAATGCCTTTGATCTTGGTACCTGTGTAGGCCTGATCTTGATGTTTGACACAGGCCACCCAACCTGTGTCCTTGCTGGCAATATAAGGAGTTTCTCGGCCCGGCGGCGGGGTCATTTTTACAACCAGGTTGCCTTTGGGTTTGGGCGGAGGTGCGGGAGTTTTACTAAACTTGGGAGCCATTTTTTTAAAGTTGCCCAGACGTTGTTCCCATTCTTCCTTGAGCATTTCAGCACGGCGTTTGGCTTCGGCACTGGCCCACTTGCGTGGACCACGCTTTTTGCCAGTGGTGCTTAACCAGGGACCTTCTAGATGAAACGCCATGTATAATCTCCAGATCTATCATTCATACTACTATTATAACAGATCTGGAGTTTTGGGTCAACCGCTTACTTGAACAAGATCATGGCCATGATCACAGCTTGTATGGTAAAACCTATGCCAATTGTGACAATGTTCAGCATGTCTTTGAGTACCACGGCTCGGGCAAACAACAACACCAGGCCAGTCCACATGAACAGCACTATGTCCAGGTTGGGCACAGTGTCAGACAGTCCTGTGAGCAAGGCCAACAAGGTGGGTATGGTAGCACAGTGTATTACGACTACTGCCAACCAACCCAGGGTTTCAGCACTTACTTTGGGCCAGTGTTGATCTAACCAGGTTCTTACAGAATTCAATAACTCGTCTAATTTGATTATCATATTTTGTCCGCATAAAAAATGTGTCTCCCAAATTTAGCTACCTGTGGTTTGCCCCACTGGGGTTTGACATAGTCTGCGTGAAAGTACAAGGCGTTCTTTACGCTGGGCAAACGGAATCCTTCTAAGAGGACTTTTTTGGCCACTTCTTCTGACTCTTTCCAGTGTGCTGGATAGATGGGCCGTATCTTGCTGGATCCATCACAGAACCACGAGAACTGACAGATTACTCGATCATACACCACGTTCTTTTGATAGACCACACCGCAGATGTCGGGTGCAAAACGACCCGAAGCTACTCGGTTCAAAGTTACCTGGGCCACAGCTACTTTGCCTTCAAAAGGTTCAGTTGCACTTTCCCAGTAGATATTGCGAGTCAGGCAATCTAATTGTTTGGCACGATCTGCGGCACTGATAAATCCTTGTCGGGCCACTTCATTGGCAGTTCTCAGCGTGTCCAACTTGGTGTTGGTCACATGAACTACAGATGCCATTACTACTGTAAAACAAACTATCTTTACTGCTAAACTGCTTAAATTAGAAATTGAGATAAGTTTCAATGTCCTCTCCTTAGCGTTGTACTGAACGCATCAGCGGAATTGTCCAGGATGGACGCATTGACAGAGATTTATACAAAAGAAAAGACCTCGGGCCCCCTTTGGCATACTCTCCGAGCGCGGTTTTGTTTCTCACCGGGCCTGTACCATTTGTCAATGAAGAGGATTTCCGAAGTCCTCTTTGGTCAGCTTTGCGGCACTGACCGATCCGTTGTGGAGTAGAGCTTGAGTGTAATCCTCCGCTGAGCGCCGAAG